GGGCTAATGAGTTGCCATTTATGTTTAAGGATTGGAGGGAATATAGAGACCACCTTTGCGACAATCTAATCCAAGATGAGAAGATAAAGAAAAAGCTGGAGAAAAAGCATTTATGGATGGATGGAAAGTTTAGTGATATGAATAACATCCATGAGATGTACAAAACCCAGATACTAGGGATACTTGCCAATGATTTTGAGTTTGCAAAAATAGGTAACTTTCTTGGTAGACCAGAAGTGATTAACTTTTTAAAGTTCAAGCGAGGGGTGGAAATTAACTGGAATCGTCCAGAGAGAGACCTTAGGTTCATAAAGCCACATCAGAGAGGCACTACCCATGAGTGATATACCAAACCAACCAATTAGCGATGTTTTATGGGTGTCTGTTGATGATGTAGAGCCAAACGACTACAACCCTAACTCAGTTGCAGGGCAAGAGATGAAATTGCTACATACCTCAATCAAGCACGATGGTTATACACAGCCTATAGTTACAATCTACGATGAAGAAAAAAAGAAGTATGTGATTGTTGACGGCTTCCACAGATACTTTACCTGTAAGAACAACAAGGATATATTTGACACCACTCAAGGTAGGGTTCCAATAGTTGTAATCAAGAAAGATATTAATGAAAGGATGGCCGCTACAGTTAGGCACAATAGGGCAAGGGGACAGCACTCAGTAAGTGGCATGTCCAGTATGGTATTCTCTATGCTTGATAACGGTTGGAAGGATGAAGAGGTATGTAATCACTTAGGGATGGAACCTGATGAGTTGCTTAGGTTAAAGCATATCACTGGATTCTCTAAGCTCTTTGCAGATACAGAATACAACAAAGCATGGGTAACAAAACACCAGATACGAATTAAGAAAGAATTTAAAGATTCGGAAAAGATAGAAAATAACGGTAACGGTTAAGCATATGGCAATCAAGTTAACAGAAGATCTAAAACTAGCTATTAGAGATGAGTTTGTTCACGGAGTGACTAACGAGGAGGGTGTGAGACAGTACCCAACTATGAAGGCTCTAGTGATAAAGCATGGGGTATCCAGCACTACCCTTTACAGCTACTCATCCGATGAGAACTGGCAAGGCCAGAAAAACCAAGTTCAGACAGACATTCAAGAGAAGGTTGATGCTGATAGGGTTGAGCGAATGGTGTCTGACAGCAAAAGGCTAGACGATACGGCCATCCAGATAGCTCAAGCACTATTAGGTAGGGTAGGCCGAAAGCTACAAAAGGCTTATCAAGCAGAAGCTAACAACCCCGCTGTTGAGGCTATATCTATGCAAGAGCTACAGGCGGCTTCTCACGTTGCACAGAACGCCCAAAAACTTGGGAAACTCGCACTAGGCGAAGCACAGGAAATTTCAAAGGTATCCGCAAATGTCAGCAATCCAGAAGCCTTCCACCGAGTTATGGACCAACTTGACGAGCTTGCGAACGCAAAGTCACAAGGCGGTAGCAAGTCTCTACACTGATTGGCTATCTACAGCTAGGCCGACTCAACTAACTCCAGTTGGTGATTGGAATATATGGCTCATCCTTGCTGGTAGGGGGTGGGGTAAGACTAGAACAGGGGCATCCGATGCGTTGCTTTACGCTCTTAGAAATCCAAATGTTCAGGTAGCCGTCCTAGCTCCTACGTTTGGAGATATTAGAAGGGTTGCCTTTGGCGGGGTGTCAGGGATACTAAAAACCTGCCCAGAGGAGTGTATGCTCAAGGGTAGGGGTCAGGGTTACAATTCATCTGCATCTGAAATACGCTTGTTTAATGGCTCTATAATTTATGGGTTTTCTGCTACTGAGCCAGAGCGTTTACGAGGTCCACAGTTTCACAGAGCTTGGTGTGATGAGCTTGCGGCATGGAGATACCCAGAAGCCTTTGACCAGCTAATGTTTGGCTTACGTCTAGGTGAGAACCCCAAGTGCATCATTACCACCACACCCAAACCCACGCCTCTCATCCGTAAGTTGCTAGATAGAAAGGATGTGGTAGTTACTACAGGTAACACCTTTGAGAACTCCGATAACTTAGCGGCATCTACGCTGGCCATGCTAAAAGAAAAGTATGAAGGGACTGCGCTGGGTAGGCAGGAACTCTATGCGGAAGTGCTTGATAACCTAGAGGGGGCGCTATGGAATCACAGCATGATAGACGCCTGTAGGCTACCGAGAGACACTAAACCAGAGTTTACTAAAATAATTGTCGCGGTTGACCCAGCGGTTACTGCTAACGCTGATTCTGACGAGTCAGGTATCGTTGTAGTAGGAAAAGACGCTGAGAAGAAGTATTATCTGTTAGATGACCGCTCTGGTGTCTATACTCCAAACGATTGGGCGAGACTAGCTGTAGAGCTTTACCACACATGGCAAGCTAACCTGATCGTTGCGGAAGTTAACAATGGCGGTGATTTAGTTGAGAGTCTAATTAGAAGCGTTGATGTAAACTGCAAGTATAGATCGGTTCATGCTAGTAGAGGAAAGATGCTTAGAGCGGAGCCAATATCAGCGTTATACGAGCAAGGCAAAGTCCACCACATTGGAATTTATCCAGAGCTAGAAGAACAGATGTGTACTTACACAGGTGACAGGCCAAAACCCTCCCCCGATAGGCTTGATGCCTTGGTATGGGGATTAACTGAATTAAGCAAATCATCAGGTGATATTGCTTGGAGAATTTCATAATGGCTATATTTGATAGGTTTAGAGCGAAGACAGTAGAACCAGTAAGCACCAAGAACTCATCTATGGTCGGGTATTTCGGAGTAGGGTCTACCCAGCCAACAAACTACCAATACGAAGATTTAGCATCAGAAGGGTACATGAAGAACGCTATCGTTTATCGGTGCGTAAATGAAATAGCAAAAGGTGCGTCAGGTGTGCCATTCAAGATATGCAATGCTGATGGGGATGAAATAGAGAACCATCCAGCTAAAAGCCTTCTCAAAAGACCCAACCCACTTCAAAGCTATTCTGAGTTTATGAACGCCTTATTTGGCTATCTTCTTTTATCTGGCAATAGCTATATGCTGAAGGTGGCGGGTATTAGTAACGTCCCTAAAGAATTGCACCTTCTACGTCCCGATAGAATTACCATTAGCGGTGGTCGCGGGGCTATGCCAGCAAGGTATGATTACAAGGTAAACGGACGAACTGAGGCTGTTTATGATGTAGACCAAGATAGCGGATTTAGTGAGTTAAAGCAGACTAAGCTATGGAACCCGCTTGATGACTTTTACGGCCTATCACCACTTAACGCGGCCGCTGTTGAAGTTGACCAACATAACCTATCAAGCAAGCACAACATTAACCTTCTCAATAATGGAGCTAGGCCATCAGGGGCAGTTATATTTAAGCCTAAAGATTCAGACGGTTTTGCAACCAGCCTAACCGCAGGGCAACGACAGCAACTTATGACTGATCTAAATAATAGGTTCTCTGGAACTGATAATGCAGGTAGGCCGATGCTGTTAGAGGGTGATTTTGATTGGAAAGAGATGGGGCTGTCACCCAAGGATATGGACTTTATTAACCTAAAACACATGAGCGCAACCGATATTGCCATGTGTTTTGGCGTCCCTAGTCAGTTGGTTGGCGTGCCAGACTCACAAACTTACTCAAATGTAGCTGAGGCGCGATTGGCTCTTTACGAAGAAACAATATTGCCTATGCTATCAAAGGTTCAGTCAGATATTAACGAATGGCTTATGCCTCAGTTTAGTGAGGATGTTTTCTTTAAGTTTGATACCGACGAGATACCAGCCTTATCAGAACGCAGAAAGAGAATTTATGAGAATGTTATTGGTGCAGTAAAGGAAGGCATCATGACTAGGAACGAGGCAAGAGAGCGCCTTGGCCTAAACGCTATTGATGGAGCGGATGGCTTGTTGGTTAACGCTAGTTTGTTCCCTTTGAATGAAGGGCTTCCCGATGCTCCAGTAGAGGAAGAAGATAGCAAGGATTACGAGCTGTATGATGATTCTAAGGCACTGTCTGATATAGATTCAACACCAAGCAAGGCTATGGCTCAAGAAGCGCAGAGAGGGCTAGATTGGAGAAAAAAGCATAAAAGGGGCGGCACACAGGTAGGCGTGACTAGGGCTAATCAATTAGTTGGTCGCCAGAAGCTGTCCCTTGATGTGGTTACTAGGATGCACAGTTACTTTTCCCGCCATGAAGTAGACAAGCAAGGCGAAGGGTTTAGCCCATCTGAAAAGGGTTATCCATCAGCGGGTAGAATTGCTTGGGCTTTGTGGGGTGGTGATGCAGGGCAATCTTGGGCTAAGGCTAAGAGAGCGCAGATTGTAAGAGAAGAAAGCAAAGCAGAAGCAGATGACTTATCTGTTGGTGATATGGTTAGCTGGGACAACTCAGGTGGCAGGGCTAGAGGTAAGATCACAAAGATAGTAAAAAGTGGCAAGCTATCCGTACCTAAAACAGACTTTACGCTCAATGCATCTGAGGATAATCCAGCGGCTCTCATTAGGATTTACCAAGGAAGCGACCCCACTGACGTTATTGTAGGGCATAGGTTTTCCACGCTAAGAAAGGCGTAATCAAGTGGCTAGGCAACAAACCGCCAATCAGATTCTAGGGTTTAGGCAGGGCGCTATCAATGCTAGGCGCTACGCTGTCCAACAAGCTAGGATAAGGGATAATCTAAGCAGGGGATTCCAAAGGCGGTTAGAGACTAGCTTCAACAAGACGGTAAACATAGCATCCAAGCAAGTAGAGGGCGGGGAGGTTGTGGATGCCGCTTTGCTTGTCAGAGATGTAGAGGTAGAAGTTACCGCAGTAATTAAAGCCCAGTTAAGCCGAATATTCAAAGCTATCTACGATTACAACTACCAATCCTATCAAGTAATATCTGCAAAAGCCGATGAGGGGGATGCTTTCTTCTTTGGAAGGTCATCAGCCTTTGAACAGGCCGTCGCTCTGTACTTCATTAACAGGGAGAGCTTCATAAGTAGCATTTCACGCACACAGGGCTTGCTAATCATTGCATCTATAGAGAAATTAAGGCTAGGGGACGCTACTTTGGCACAGATTGCGAGTGAGCTAAGGAAGAACTTTCGCTCAATCAACCGCAATAGGGCGGCATTAATCGCTAGAACTGAGACTCATAGCGCGGCTGGCTTTGCGCATCAGAGCTACCATAAGCAGGTAGGCGATAACTATGGAGTGGCTATGGTCAAGCAATGGGTCTCTACAGGAGATGGTCGGACTAGGGAAACTCACGCTAGAGCCAATGGACAGCAGGTATCAATGGATGAAGATTTCATTATCGGTGGTAGGCCAATGTCTTACGCTGGCGACCCTAAAGGCGGGGCTATCAATGTGTGTAACTGTCGGTGCGTTGTTATCTACACGGACACAAGAGATTCGGTTCAGGATGATTTTGATATAGACGATTACGAAGATGTGTAATTTTCATTTTTTTGACCCTCTGAAAAACGGAAAAACTTTTTAAGTGCAAAAGAGTTGGTCAGAATTTTAGTCACCCCCTGAATCCGTTAGAAATTAGCCCGAAAAACGAAAAAACTTTTTAAACGAAAAAGAGTTGCAAGAATTTCACACCCCCTATCAAATAAATTTATTTTTGCCCAAACTTTCAAAAAACGATGCAAAAGGAATTAGTTCCCACAGCCCAGTAACCGCGTGGCTTGTAGGGGAGGTGTTTTGATTTTCATTTTTTAAGGTGCGCGAAAACGCTCTGAAATAATTAGTTAAATATTTGACGGTGTTTTCAAGCTGTCAGAAATTTATAAAATTTTTAGAGGCCGAAAAGCGTGT